ACAAGGTTGCTAAAATCTTTTGGCCTTTCGCGCAAGTAAAATTACATCAACTAGAACAAATTATTGACCACTACGAGCCGGAGCATGCGGCGCCTAATGTAGTGAGTCTAGAAGCTTACAGAAATGAGTAAGAGAAAGGAGATAATATGAGTATACAAGGAAAAATTAAATGGTTTAATTCGACTAAAGGCTATGGATTTATAGCCCGTGACGATAACGAAAAAGACGTTTTTGTACATTCTTCAGCAGCAACAGCTGCTAATGTAGAATTGAATGAAGGCGACACGTTAACATTTGATGTTGAAGAAGGACCCAAAGGTCCGTCGGCAGTAAATTTAAACAAAAACTAAGGAAGGAATAAATATTATGGATAAGACTTTTATAGTCATCTTTACCTTTCTCGGTTTGATGACTCTATTAGCCACCTATATGCTGGTGGTGGTGCTGTGAGTAAGGGGAAATCAAAAAGAAAAGCATGGGAAGGACCCACCACCGCTAATGGTAAAACTACAACAAGGACTGAAGCCTATAAAGAAGCCTATGAAAGAACTTATGGTAAAAAAGCGCCGATGTCTAAAACAATAAAAGAATCTACATTTAAAGTAGACCCGGATAACGAGGATTATGAATAATACTATAAAAACGAAGAAATGTACTGTGTGTGATGAAGTAAAATCTTTAAAGGATTATTATGTAGACAACCGAAATAATTTGCTGCATCGTAAATGCAAAGATTGTGAGAATGAACTTACTGCCAAGCGTAGAAGTACAGAAAGAGGATTTTTAAAACATAGATATAATAACATGCGTAGAAATCCTGAGACCCAACAACGTGGTCGACGCAATAAACGCCTTTTCACTTTTGACGAACTTCTTACTGCATTCGAAAAACATAAAAGCATATATGGAATGAGAAGTGCCTGGGGACCAGGACCTAAACATCTAGAACAGCATTTACCTCTCACAACGATTGCCCAAGGAACGAAACGTGGTAATGGAAAAAAGGCGCCACGACAATGGTCTAATTTAAGTATAGACAGACTGGATTCAAACCGAGACTACACTTTACAAAATATAATATTTATTAGAAATGATGAAAACACTAGAAAAAAAGACACCACCTACGAAGACTGTAAAATACAGATAAGGCTGCATGAGGAAAGATTTAAAAATGAAATGGAATAAACTTTATAACTATCCTCCTTGTACCAGGAGTACAACGGACGGCCTTAGAACGTATGATGTAGGTAAGGAAAAACTACCGAGCGTTACGACCGTACTTGGGGCCACTAAGAGTCAACAGGCGCAGGAGTCTATCAATAATTGGAAGGTGAGAGTGGGCGAGGAGCAAGCGACAAGGGTCAGGGATCAAGCGGCTGCAAGAGGAACCAATATGCATACGCACCTGGAAGCTCATGTTTTAGGTAAAGGTCATTTAGATTTAACGCCCGAAGGCAAGATTGCAAAGGCGATGTCGGAGACGATAATTGCTAAAGGATTCAATGATTTACAAGAAATTTGGGGGAGTGAAGTGGTTGTTTACTATCCTGGATTATACGCCGGCGCGACAGATCTTGTTGGGGTCTACGACTATGAAGATAGTATAATAGATTTTAAACAGAGTAATAAACCGAAACGTAAGGAGTGGATTGAAGATTATCTCGTACAACTGGGGGCCTATGCGATGGCTCACAACTATGTGTATAAGACGGAAATTACTCAGGGGGTTATTCTGATGTGTACTCCGGATAATTATTTCCAAAAGTTTACAGTTAAGGGGAAAGAATTTATTAAATATCAACATCAATTTTTAGAAAGGGTAGATAAATACTATGAACAACAAAACAATTAAGGCTGTTGAAAGACGACTGTTGAAGACCATGATGGAAGATGAAAAAAATTTAAGAAGATTGTTAGAAACGGAAACAAATGGTGTTCCCGAGCGACAGCTGGATGGACTTATGGTCAAAATAGAGCAGCTTCTTGGCAGAATTATGGTCAATCAGAACAAGCTTTTATTATTACAAGATATTACAGATGAATAGAACCGAATTACAAGTTGGGGTGGAAGCTAAATTTAACGGGGAACGGCCTCGAAGTCATTGCAATCAGCTTCTTAACCTCTTTTTTCCATGTTTCACAATCATGGAAAACTCATTTTGTCTAGGTTGTAATGACGTCCGTAAATCAAGGTGCGACATTTATGTCGCACTTTGGTGCCTTATTCTTGCCACAAGTGACTGGCGACAAGGGTGTGCGGTGATGTCGCACCCTGTTTTACGCCATTATCACCCCACTATAGGTTTTTTGAAAATATCAAATTATGAAAACAGCACTTTTAACAATGGGGTGATGGGGTGATTGGGGTGATCTCTCAATAAAATCAAGGGTTTTAGAGGGTGTGACAATTTGTGCTTAAATAAGCATTGGTATAAGCCACTGATTTTATCATAGGGGCCGCGAGGAACTTTTGGTTCCAAAAAGTAGAAAAAATATTTTTGAAATGCTATAGGGGTAAAAGTATGATAGGAAGAAACAAGAATTGGACCGGTCCTTCGGACTGGATTGAGGAATTTAATAAGGTACACAACCCAGATTATTATTATGGCAAACAACAGAAAACCCAAAAGAAGAAAACCCAGAAGAAGAAAACAAGTCGTACCAAGTCAACCGAACGACATCCCGTATTCAAAGTACAGGATTGAGTGGACCGATGCGTTGAGTGATTCAGGTTGGGCGGACGATAGAGAGTTTAATAGAATGAAATTAGCAAAACCAATTAATGAAGGTTGGTTATTTTCAAAAGACGATACTTCAGTTAAAATATTTGCATCATATGATTTAGATCCAACAACAAAAGATATAACTTTCGGTGATCGTACTATGATTCCTACTTCGTGGGTTGTTAAGATGACTAAGATAGTATAGGCTTTGGTTTTTTATCTTTAGGTTCTTTCTTGGCTTCCTTAGTATCCATCAGTAATGCATGATCGTCTCGGATGGTAGCAATTCTTTTATTTAATTCTTCTTCAGTTAGGTCTTCAATCTTACCCGTTCTAATAATTTTTTGTTCAATATATAAACCACCTACAGTACCTCTTGCTTTTTCTGCGTTAGTTGCTGCGGAGAATGATTTAGATTTAATAGCCTCGTCTCTAATTTTAGCCAGTTCTGTTAAGTGACCACCAAAAGATATGTTGTGTTTTTTGTAGGTCTCTTCTCGTAGTTCTCCAATGTGTTTTACTACTAGAGGATAATGTTTTGGGTCTTGAAGTTGGCTAGCCTTAACCCTAAGTGTGGCGTTGTCCCCTTCATATCCCGCTTCCTTCGTGCATTCATAAGCAAACTTATGGCCCTCAGTAAATACTAATATTTCTGCAAACCTACGTTGCATAGGTGTAAGTCTAGCAGGCAGTCCCGGTTTTTTTCGTGGTTCTATCTTCATATTTTTTTAGTTTTTTAATCAATATTTTATTATGAGCTTGTATGTCTTCTAATTTATGTTCTAGTTCCGCTTTTTGTTTTTGTAACCTTGCGTACCAATTAACACCTACTCTATACACCATAATGTTGACAATATACCTATAATATCTTATATTGTAAACATGAAAGATGACAAAGGAGACTTAGATTTAACTAAGCAAATTGAGAAGTTACAGCGTCAAATTGAGGATCTTAAGGCGGAGTTGTCTCGCGCTAAAGAGGATCATCAGTATGATATACTGGTTCATAAGAAGGAATTAGAGAATTTAAGGAACCCTGTCAAACAATTTAGAAATAAAGGAATTATTTAATGCTTAAAGGTAGAGATTTAATTATGATCTTCGATAGATTCGTAGGTCCAAAGAAAGGAAGTAGTGTGGCTCAGGATGCTCGCGTTCAAGTTCGAACTCCCGATGGAAAACATTATGATGTGATGAGTGTGAATTTAGTTGAAAATAAAATTTTAGGTGCTAGAGAGACACATCGAATAGTGATTTCTACACATGAAGAAGTAGCTGAAATGGGTGCACCAAAGCTCATTGTGTAACCTTCTGTTATTGTCATTATTTTGATGAAACCCGAAACAAAATTATGGCATGAGCTTAAAAGAAATACATCTAAAATTACATGGACAAGAGTTGAAAATACTAGCCTTCTCGGGACTCCTGATCTATTGGGGTATAATACTTCTGGGCACTTTTTTACTGTAGAATTAAAAATAACTTATAATAACAAGATTCGGTTCAGCCCGCACCAAATTGCGTTCCACGTGAAACATCCTAAAAATACTTTCATACTAGCAAAGAAGCCCAGTCAGGCTTCTTGCAAATTGTTTCCAGGTGCCAGTATCTTGTCACTTGTCAAAGAGGGATTTAAAAATCAAGACGCTTGTTGCTTGTCGCTTGCAGCTTTAGAATCTTTTCTCGAGTCGCTTGATGCTTGATGCTTGTAGCTTGCGGCTTGTCGCTTGTAGCTTTAG